CTTTGTGGTGGTTGTTATGTTTCAAGTAAAGTTCTGAAGCCTTTCTTACAGTTTCTTTTGAAAAGAACACATAGTATTCTGAATCAGAATTTGCGTCATATCTGAATATCTGCTTATTAGGAATTAAAGCAGGACTTACAATAATTCTCTTGTCTTCGTCTACTTTTGCAAAAGTCAAGTTATTCTTAGCTTTATTAAAGTAAACAAAGTCTTGCTCTATGGCAGGTGCTGATACTAAACTTATTGCATCAATAGCAAGTTCTTGTGAATCGTTATCAATTACAAGTTCAACTATTGAAGTAGTTTTCATTTCTTCGTAATGGCTATCAGGGTTTGCTTTTTTACACTCTTCTAAAGAGTCATATTCACATTCTCCTGTTTCTCCCCATTTATATTTTCCTTCTTTGCATTTTGTACACGGCATATGATTAAATAGATTTTAGTTAATTTTATTTGATTTTTAAATTGTTGCCCTTCTTCTTATGTCAGCTAATTGGTTTTGGCTGTTAGTCATTTCGTCTGTTACTACAAACGCCTTGACAGGTTCTGGAGCTTCTAGTCCACCTATACTAAAATCACCTGACATCATTTGTGGTGCAGGTGGTTGAGTTTCAGCTGTAGCAGGTGCTGATATACTTCCACCTCCACCTCCACCTCCTCCTGCTGATGTAATAGCCTGAACATTCTTTAAACCACTAGCTACTGCTGCTGCTGCCGCAATACCACCAAGAGCAGGACCAACTACAGGAATACCTGACATTGCTTTAAAAGAAGATTGTGCTGCTGCGTATGTATCAATAGTAGCTTGAACAATAGCTGCTGCTTTTCCTGCTGCTGTTTCTTCTCCTAAAGCCTTAGATAAATTACCTGCTGTTTCTGCTGCTATATTCATTTTTTCTTTAGCAGTCATCTCAGCCCATTTAATCTGATTTTTAGAAAGTTCTTCGATAGACCTTACTTCTTTCGTTTGATATCCTTTTATAATATCATCTTTTTCTTTTTCATATTGTTCAGTAATAGCAGCAGTATCAGCTCCTGCTTTTCTAGCCATTTCTAATTTTAATTCATAAGCTCTTTCTAGTTCAGCTAATTCCAAAGATAATCCTTCTAATCCTGCTAAAAGAACCTCATTTTGTACTTCTCCTAATTCTTTTTCTAACGATACTTGGTTAGTAAGTTGTTCTGACATAAAACCTGCAATTTGTGCCTTAATTGCATCTTGCTCATTTAACGCTTCTTGAAGTTTTATTTTATTTTCATCACTTGCATTTATATCTTTTTGTGCTTGTGCATAATCTACTGCTGCTTGTGCATTAGCTAACATTAGCTTTTCTTGGTCTTCTAATATAGTTTTTAATTTTTCATTAGCTGTAATTCTTTCAGCAAAAGTCTTAGTTTCATCATCTCTAATTTGCCTTTGCAATTCAGCTTCTCTATCTTTCTGTTCTATGATACCTTGATTTGTTACAGCTGCTAATTCCGCTGCTTTTCTCAATTCAATTGTTGCTTTAGCACTTTCGAATGTTTCTGTTGCATAATTCTTAATTTTCCCTGCCGCATTAGTCATAGTGGTTGCAAGTTTATCTACACTATTGTCAACCCCTGTCCAAATGTCTATACTTTCTTTTCCTGCATCTTTTACACTATCAAATGCTGCACCAAATTCTCCCTCCATTAAATGACCTAGAGCTTTTCCTAAATGTCCAAAAGTATCTAAAAGACTATTGAATCTTTCAATAAGATTATCTTTAATAGCTGTTCCAAAATCTTTTACGCTTTGTGTAGGGTCTTCAAATATTGACTTAAAAAATCCTGTTATTTTACCTATATTGCTTTCTATAAAACCAAATAAATCATTGAATGCTATACTTAGACTTTCCATAGCAACATCAAGAGCATCTACTACTCTTTGATTTTTTCCTAATATTTCTTGAAAAGCTTCAAAGGCTTTATTCAATAAAAATATAAAGCCTGTTGCTGTTGCTAAAGTCTTAAAACCTACAGTTAGTTTTTTAACTCCACTTACTGATTTTTCACTTGAATCACCAACATTTTCAGTTTCTTTTGCCAAACCTTTTGTTTCTTCTTTCGCACCTTTTACAGATTGAGCCATTTCATCAGTATCTTTAGTTACTGATTTTATGTTTGACTTAACTTCCATTTCTAAAACCTCTTTTGCCATATCTTTATTTTTTAAAGTGCTACTCCTGTTTTTATTTGTGTCATTCTAATTGTAGATGCCCATTCTAACGTCATATCTGCTTTGCCTGTTACTGTTTGTAAAAAGTATGTTCCTGATACTGAATTTATAGGACTCCAACTTGTAGTTGTTCCTGAATCAGCAGGTGATGTTCTACTCCTGTCAATACTTAATGTTCCTGATTTATTTATAACTACACCCCTTTCAACCCACGCTTTAAAATCACCAACTGCTCCTGCTGCTGCCGTTCCACCTACTCTTACAGCTAAAGTTTCAGATTGAAAATATATAGCCGTATTTTCAGGCACTACAAAATAACTATCATAAGGGTTGTTAGTAGTGGTAGCAGAATCAGCTACAGGAACTCTATTATTAAGATACGCATTTGTTGTAGTTCCATCTGTTGTTGTAACTCCATACATAAAAGTCATTGTTTGTCTATTAGCTACATTATTGGTGATATCACTATTTAGGCTGTTACACCCTAAAACAATTGAGTTATTAGCTGTAGCCTCACCTGAAGTACCATAAACACTAGCATTGTTGACGTATTCTGAAATAGAATTATTTGTACCAACTATTGTATTGTTTCTTGAAGATCCTATTATTGTATTTTCTGAGCCTACAATTTGACAATTAGAAGTTCCTGAACCTGCAAAATTCTCTTGACCTGATATTAGATTTGTTTCATTTCTGAAGCCTTTTTCTAATAATGGGTTTGGTGTAAAAGCCCTACAAGTTCCTGTAGCCTTATCCCACGTAAATCCATATGCTTCACATATCGTTTGATTAACCCCTACGCTGGTTGGTTCTGAACCTACTGGGTTTGAAGTAAAAATAACTATTCCTGCATCAGTAACATCTACAGGCCTGACTGTTGTGTTTGCTCTAAAAGCAGGACTTGCTGGAGGGAATGCCATATTATATAAAATTTAAAAGGATTAATTCAACTGTAGACAAGTCGTTAGGTTTGTAGTCTATTCTATTACACCTATAAGCTCTGTTCTTAATCATAATATGATCATTAAATTTAAATGCTGCAATATCTGCACCTGACAGCTTAATTTTTAATGTAATAACTTTAGTGTTAGGATTGTAAAGTTCAAAGTAATACGGAGCCCAATATAAATTAAATAAATTGTTAGCTGTTGGTGTCCAAGTTGGAGGTATTAAGGGGCAAATACCAAAGTTTATATCTGGAGAATTATATAAAGGTGCAAAGGTGCCTGTATGAAAAGTATGACTAAATTGTAAGTATGAATCTTGAGCTGTTACTGCTGAAACTCCATTTTGAGCAGGTACATAATAAGTAAGTGAACTGAAATCTTTTCTACCATTGTTAAACATAATTCTTGGTAAGTTGTCAATACCTTCAGTAAGACCTTCATCATTAAGCCCATAGATAGCAGGTGTTACAAGTTCTTGGTATAATGGCTGTGGCATTAATGGTTTCATAACTGAAGCAGCAAAAGGTTCAGCTACTATTTCTTCTGTACCTGACAAAAGATTTAAGTCTGGTTCTGTAGCTTCTTTACTTCCATATAAAAAACCTGCTGAATCTCTTTTGTAAATTCTAAAGGCTGCATCATCTTCATCTTCTGCATACCTAAATACCATATTTTTAGATAAATCTGATAGTATTTCTGATTTTATAGTTGACTCATCTATTTTGTCTGTCCAATCTTTAGTAATGTTTCTAGCTGATAATGTTTTGCCTTTACTTATATTTTGGAATATCTCTTCATAAGTTTCAAAAATTATATTATCAGGGTCATCAGGGTCAGGAATTGCTACTAGATTAAACATAGTCATCAACCCTTTTAAGAACTCCCATTGGTTAATATCAGCTCTTGCTGAATCTAAAAGAGTATATACTTGTGATGCTTCATTTGAATAAGTAACGTTTAAATAACTAGGAGTACCATCAGACTCTTTTATTTTGTTATTACTATTATAAGTTGTTGCTTGTAGTGCTATGTATTCATTTGCTTGTAATACTGTTGAAAAAGAACCTGTAATTGTACCGCTACCACCTGGACTTATTTCAGGTCTTTCTTCATCAAATACTTCTAGTTTAACCCCTTCTTGATTAAATTTACAAACTCTCATAGTCGCACTCCAAGTATATATAGTTGCTGTGCTCATTAATTGTATTCTGTACACAACATCTACAGCTAAGTTATTTACATCTGAAGTAAACCTATAAAGAGTATTGTTCCATAAATCATCATTACTTGTACCATTAACTTGACTCAATCTTATTGTAGACCAAGAAGGTGACTGAGCTATAATATGAGGATTCAAACTACTTTTTCTTCTACACTCGTCCATTCTTATAGGTGCTGCTCCTGTTGGCTCTGCACCCCAGTTAAAATCCATATAAAGATATTTCCATTGATCAGAATCAAACACTGAAGATGTATAAGTAAATTCTGAATCCTGAAAAATTCTGCTAATCAAATAAGGTATGTTAATCCAAGGTCTAAATGCTTGTTCTAAATTCACTAGTCTTGGATTTCCTGCTGTACCATAATTTCCGTTATCTACAACCATCTGATGATTCCAATCTACAAAAGGATATTTTAGCGTTCTATGTGAAAGTCTATAACCTGAAGTGTTTGAATTGGTGTAATTAATTTGTGAACCACCTGTATTCCAACTATTTCGAATATTACTCCAAGTATAATCGTGTTCCAACTCTTCAAACCCTAAGTCAGAAAAAGTCCTATCTTTTAATGAATCTGCTAAAGCTGTTACTTCAGAGTATATATTTACGTTATAACTTATCTCGCCATCTTTCTCTGAAATATCTAACATTCTCAAGAAGCCTTCAAATATTATAATTCCATCCTGTTTTAGTGTAGCGTGAGTTCTTCTTAAAGGATTAAAATTAGTGCCATCTACATACCTTGTTATTTCAAATATATTATCAAAGATCTTATTGTTTCTTTTTGTAGCAGGTAGATTAAAAGCCTTAGAATATGATTGAACGCTTTCTGCTGCATTTTTAAAATTATCTGCACTAAAAGTTAAAGGTATATCTTCATCTTCGTATAAGTCAACAATAACAGAACCATTGCTTGTTTTTAAAGTGGGTGTTGTCAGTTTTCGTTTTACACTTATACAATTAATTGCTTTTTTATCATTAGGGTCTACATTTACATTATACACCATTATGATTGTGTTATTAACACTAGTTGCTGTAAAATCTCTGGTAACAGTAGTAACATTGGTACTTGCAACTGAAGCAAATACAAGCGTATTATTTTCATATACAGCCATTCTTAAACCTGAACCAAAATTAGATGCCCCTGTAATTTTAAACTCATAAGTTTGACCTACTATAAGCCCTTGTATTTTTTGCATAACACCACTTCCTGCTCCACCTGTACCTCCTTTTAAGACAGTTGCTACGATTGGCGGTGATGTTGCAACGGAATCAATACCTGAAGTTGGTCCATAAAATCCATACCATTGACCAATATTCATTCCAATAGCTAGCCTATTATTTATAGCATTTACAGCTAATGTGCTATAAGTACCCAAAGTAAGGGCTGAATTTGCTGTTGTCCGATTAGTAGCACAAGGACTAGTAACCTCTTCAGGTGCAGGTAGAGTGGGTGGGTTCAGAATACCATCATACCATTGTGGAAAAACTTGTAATTGAATACTCATTAGACTGTCTGGGTTTTTAGCTTTTTAGTCTTTTCTACTTCAAATGTATATTGAACAAGACCATCATTAGCACTTGTCTTTTTAACTAAGCTTGTAGTTTTTAATGTTACAGGTGTTACATATTCATTCATAGTTGGACCTACAGAAGGGGCAACAAAGGGTACAGAATAAGTTCTTACACTATACCTACCTCGCAACTGATAAACTTCAGGGCTATTTATAAGTTCTTCAAACCATTCTGAATGTTCTTCTGTAACGTAATCTGTATTCATTTTTATAGTTTCAGTTGCATTAACTCTAAATGTTTTTTTACCACCTTTATGACTAGCCCCTGTTGCTGTACTGTATGCCTTGTTCCATTGAATACTTGTAGGGCTATAAGTAGCACTTTTAGTCTTAATAGTTTCAATTGACTTTTGCATAAATGTATAATAATCCCAAGTACCCCATTGATTCAACCAAGTAAGGCGAATTGGCTTATAACCTTTATGGTCAGCACAAGCAATATTAATTATTTTAGTTTCTGACAACCTACTAGATTCCGTGCCATAAGTTTCTACTGTATATGACAAAATACCATTACCAACCCTATCATTAAAGTCTGAATCTATTGCTTTGATATTGCCTGGAAATGCACCAAAATACAATAGATGATTAGCTAAATAATAAGCCCCTTGTGGTGTGGTTGCAGGAGTATTAATTCCGTCAAAAGCCCCATTAGCCCTTGTTTTATCTACTGTTTTTGTAGACACAACAGAACCACTTGCATCATATCCAGAATAAAATGTAAACTTATAAGAATTAACATCATTAAACCCCCCTTTACCTTTAATATCAAAATCACTTGTTTGAATATACGCCATAGTGCCATAATCGTTTGGTCTTGCCCATTGAGTGGTAGGCGAATTACTTAAAAATTTTCCATATTTTCCTGCTGTAAAATTTTCATAACTCATTTCAAATTTTTGCATATTATAACCTCCACCAACATCTGCTCCTGTAAAAAGATTAGTTGTAAAAAAAACAGGGTCATTTGTTTTTATATAAGCATTCATTATTGTCCAAAGATTTGCTGTTTGACCTACTACTCTTTGCTGTACGCCTGAACTATCCGTGTATTCAACTTCACAACTTACTCTGATTCCATTTACTGCATTTGTGTTCTGACTGTACTTATCAATTATGTGAATTGGAACATCTTCTCTTCCATTACCATAATTTTTCCAAGTAGAAAGACCTGTAGACATATTATCAGCCCCAACATAACTACTCATTAAGTTACTAAGCTCCATCATTCCAACCCCTGCATTGTTAGGAGTAGTTTTAAATTCACCAAAAGTCGTAGCAATAGTTCCTAAAAAATTTGTTTGACCAAGAATGAATACATATTTTACATTTAACTCATTTTGTACTGCATCAAGGCAACTATATACATATATTAGTTCTTGTTCTACAGGCTTTATTCCTGGTCCTGCAGGTTGTTGTATTTTTTCTATGGTATATGGCATCTTTTTTTATTTTGGTCTGTAAAATGTTGTTAAATAATTTTGTATGTCTGCTTTGATTAATTTCAACATATCTTTTTGTAGTTTTTCATATTCTATTCCTGCAGGTTTTTGAAAGAAGCTAAGACTTTTGATTCCATCTCTTTTTATTTTCTTACTTATTAAATAAGCAAATCCTGAAACAAATTGCCCTGTATTTTTAGATCTTCCACGCCCTAGTCCTTTTGGTTGTATTCCTTTTCTCTTAATCCACTTTGAAAGTATATCAATAGGTGGTCCTTTAGTAGTGTAGCTATATGAACTTTTTCTTGTCTTACCTTTGTAATCTGTGTATGACTGCTTTTCTTTAGTTCCTGAAACCCCTTCGTCTAAATAAGTTCCATAATCATTCATATAAAACTTAGTACTGAAACCTGTAGATGTAAGTTCTACTTCAAACCTAATTGAATCCCCTAAAGCTGTATCGCCCCTTGCATTTCCCATCGAGTCTTTGGATTTAGCTAAAATATCTTTAGAATCCTTAACTACTTTTTTAGCAAAGTTCTTTAAATAGTTTTCAATACTATTAACTAGCATTTAGACAGCCGCTACAAATAGTGATACTTGAGGATTGTAGCTTGTTCCTTCAGGTCTTACTTGTAAAGAAGTTATATTCTCTAAAGTTGAAAATGCTGGAGTTGTATCTTCTTCCCCAATTATTTCTGCCTCAGCTCTTGGTATAATATGTGATGTTCCTGGAGTAAGTCTTACTTGATAGTTAGTGTTAGTAGTTACTACTGCCAAAACCAAAACACCATCCGCATCTAAATTTGTTACTCTAATATATCGGACATTCTCTACATCGATAGCTCCCGCTGAAGTGTAAGGTGCAGCAGCAAATACTGCTATTGTTGTAGTTTGAGAATGAGTACAAGTTACTATTCTTTCAAGCACATTATTTATACCTGCTACTGTTATTGTATTACTTCCACCTCTGACTGCGCCATTTAATTCTACTGAATCGCTTATTGTTACTGTTAAATCTGCCATAATTATTTTTTATCTATTTGTTTTAATTTATTTATTGCCCATTCTACTCCAGATGTACCACCCCAAGCATCCCACATAAGACCGCCACAACCTTCTGAGTATGGTACGTCTTTATGCTGTTGGTGTCTTTTAAATGAAGCCATACGTGCTATTGTATCTCTGCTTATATTTTTTTTACCTGCTAATTGTGAAGCTCTAGTCCATCCAACTCTTGTTCCACAATCACTACCATTTTCCTTTTTCCATTTAATAGCTCTTTTTGCATTATTACTAGCTGAATCTGGATAGTCATTATACGTTTCCATCTCAATACTAATTGCTTCTAATTTTTCTATTAAATCTTCATAATTCATAACTCTATTGTTATTTTAAAAAAACCAATTATTATTTTATATTTTCCTATTTTAAATTTCATTAGTACGCTGCTCCTGCATCCGTTAATGGTATGTTACAAGTTTGGAAATCATTCTGAACTAATACGCCCATATTAAATACCCACCCACAACAAAGATTATCAAAACGTTCTTGAAATGGTTCTAATGTAAATTGGTCTTCTGTAAAGTATAAAGGTTCATTAATATCGTCAACCCCTCTTAATGATTGTTGTTTTGAATGTCTTAGCATCCCTATAAAGTCTGTAGCTATATTTAAAGTTTCATTAAATACATTTTGCTCATTACTTAAAGTCTTATAAAGTTTTCCGAACTCACCCCCTGCATCGTTCTTAGTCCAATTAGATTTCTCATCTACCATATCCATAATAAATATCTGAAAATTATAAGTAAGTGAACCATCAGTTGTCTGTACTGAAGTAGGGTTTATATGTAGTAATGCAAACTTCTGCATTTTCTCAAGATTGATTGACCATATATCACCTACTGATGTTGTACTAATATTCTTGTGATACTCTGCCATTCTAAGCAAAGTATTGACTACATTATTATAAGTTTTGTTGCTTACCATTTAATTTCATTTTTTGACTTTCATTTAAATCTGTTTCATAACTTAGCCACGTTAAACATTCTAAAAGCCCTAAGTTTGTAATCCTTTCTAAATTTACTATCTGTTCATTACACAATCGGTGCATAACACCGAACCAACCCCACTTTTCACCTACACTTTCACTTACGATTGAGTCTTCGTTTCCTTCAGCTTCTTGGTCAAATATGATTCCAAAGTCACTGACAATACGCTGACGAAACTGTAAAAAAAAACCAGCGCACTTTGCACTTGTTCTGCTGACATCTTTTTCATTTGTTCGGCTCGTATAGTCAAATCACCTCCATACTTTTCAATAGTGTAAACTCCACTATCAGTTTTTTCTGTTACCTTTCTATAAAGAACTGCCATAACCTCAGGCAAATGCTGCTCTATTCCATTCTTTATAAACGTTTCCAGATCAGCATACTCACCAAGCGTAATGTCATCTAAATTTGGATGGAATCCGTATTCAACCCCTTCTATTTCAATTATCTTTTTTAAAGAACTATTTTGCCCTGCTTGAAACTCTGCTATCTTTTCCATAATAACAGCTACATCTTTTAGGCTAAGCTGATTTATTAATTGCTTAGACATATCTGACAAAGCTGCTATCGTTCCTTCTGCTTCTTGCGTCTTACTTCCTGTTTCAAACTCAATTAATTTTAGCCAAGTTTCTAAATTTACATCTGACCAACTGCTTATGAGTTTAAACTCTTCTGTCTTGCCATCCTTCTTGATTTTGACTTTCATCATAATATAATAGAAATAGTTGTTTTTTAGTTTAAAGTTTGTATATTTGCCAAGTTTTCTTCTATTCTTAAGTTTGGTTGAGGGGTTGTAATGGGCAACCCCTTTTTTTTATTGCACAAAATACTTTCCAAAGTTTCCGTCTATTTCATAATACATTCTCATTGCTAAAGCATCTGAGTAGTCAGGAGATCTTCCTATTATGTCTTTGACTATTTCTTTAGGAACTATCTGTAGCTTAGTGTCTTTGTCTGCGTCTTTCATTCTTACTTGCTCACACTCTTCAATAATATGATTTTTTACATTTATATCAGGGCAAGTTATTCCTATTTGACCTTTGTTAATTAATTCAGCTAACTTATAATAGCACTGAGTCTTGAGGTTTTGATAATTCTCTTTTTTTAATGGTCTTGCATTATTAGTAAATCCTTGACACCTTAGAAAATCTTTAGCCCCACCCCCAACTCCATCCTCATCTATAATAATATGACGTAATGGTACACCATTAGTCTGTTGTAACTGCCTTACTTCGTCTACAACGTCATTTACAGCCGATTTAAGCAACGTTCTTATTGTTTTAATATGTAACCCTTCCCAATACATTATAACCGTCTTATCGCTTCCAAAACGCGCTACATCACAACTTATAAATTTTTGACCTTCTATTCCTTTTTGAGTAAACATATTTATAATAGCATCATATTCAATCAAATTATCTTTACTTGCATCATATTCCCAATTCCCAAATAGTAGCCTTTGTTTACTTAGTTCGTCTAATGTTTCTAACTGAGTCTTGTAATACTTAGAAATAAATTCATTATCATCTACAAGGCTCTGAATAAACTTTCTGTATGGTTTTTGCTTACCTTCTTTTGATGGTCTGTAATATTGAGTGTACACCCAATTCTTAGCAGGATTACAGGTCATTAACATCTTTGGAATTAATCCATAGTCATCTAACTTATATCTCATCCTTGAAGCTACAATGTTTTTAGCTTTTTCTGTTATCTGATTTGCTTCATCTATAAAAGCCCCTGTTATTTCTAACGAACCTAAGTTGTCAAAGTTCCTATCACTTGGGTATAAGAATAAATCCTTGAGCATTACTTCTGACTTATTATAAAACTTTATAATGTTAGATCCTCCATTAAAGTTATAATGTTTGTTAGCCTTCAACCCCCACGCTTCACATACTTCTAAAAAAGTATTGAGAGTTGTTTTTTTCAGACTATCTAATTTTGACCTGCCCATTAAATATCTCGTCTTTGGATATTTCAGGCACATAAGAATTAACCAACTACAGCCCACCCAAGACTTTCCACCACCTGCTGCTCCACCAAATAATACTTCAGTAGTTGTCTTGTCAAATAGATATTCTATTGCTTCTGCTTGAGTGCTTGTAAATTCCGTATCAATATTCAACTCCCTTGATATTTACATTAATCTTAATTGGCTCATCACCTGAGCTTAGGTCAAGTTCTGATCTTTCTACATACCCTCGTCTTTTTCCTTTAGTCTTTAAAAAGAATATTGTAGCTGAAGTATTTCCATCTCCAATCTGTTTATGTAACTGACTTTCACCAAAGTCTAGTGCTATATTCTCTATGTCTTTAACTGCTTTAGCAAAGTCCTCGTCCTCTTTTAGCCATTTATAATATGTAGAACGTGGAACATCTGAAGCCTTACAAGCTACTGTAACCACCCCCAAACTATTCTCTAATGCTTTTAAAATACTTTCCTTTTTTATATGTCTACTTTTGTCCATTATTATATTTTAGTTTCATACCATAATTATTAACTTTGTTTTTTACCTTATATGATTTTTTCTTTATTAACTTAGTTTTTTTAAATGGCGTATAATCAACGTGATGATGTATTCTACCAAATCTAAATGTAAGTCGTGATACGTCAGGGTGTACATCTACTTGCATTTGACTCTTTGGCAAAGTTCCTTCTTTATCATAAAACTCTTCTGAGTTTCCACCTCTTAATACTTGTGTAGTGGTTTTTAGCTGCATAAAAGCATTAAATTGAATTGTACAATAACCCGCTTTTAACATATCTAAACTCAATATAGTGTCTTCATTATAACGACCCCTCCATTTAAAAGGTACATCATTCTTAATTAAATTGCAACTATATATTCTAGTATTCTTAACAAATGGTGGTACAGCTTGTTTACGTGGCACAAACATATAATAGTTTGGTCCTGCCATTGCAACATTCTCATATCTTTCTACAAAATCTTCCATAGCTTTAAACCCTGCACCATTTCCCAAAGGTATTTGTAGATTGTTATTCATTCTCAAAAACCTTTCTATGTTGTCATCCATTACCCAATGATATTCAAATCCATTTTCTTTAGAATGATCCCAAACAAAGTTTCTTGCTGCACCTGGCCCTGTACTTTTAGATCTCCCAAGTTTATCTAAAACTTCATATTCATCTAAATATTTTTCTGGCAATATTAATATCTTTTTTTTATCAATTACAGCTGAATAATCTTTGTAGTCAGTTTTTTCTATGACAATATTATAAGGCACATTCATCTTTTCTAATGCTTTACTTGTCAGCCTACTATCTGACCTGCCTTTTGAAACTATATATAATGGATGTTTAGGATTCATATAATGTTATTTCATAGCTTTTATCATATAAAATTGATCTCCAATCTTTTCCAAATATATGCTTTGCTTCTTTTGCTAATAAACAATCATCTTTTAATTTTTCCCAAAAATCATTATCTACACCTGAAGATTTATTAAAAGCACTCTCAAAGAAATGTTGTACCATAAAAGATTTTTCAAAGATCTCATTAATATCAGGAAGTGTATGACCAAATAATTCTGTTTTACCATCTAACCTTGAAGGTGATTCTAAAGAGTAGCACTTTTCTTTTCCAAGCCAAGCAGGTAATGGGCAAAAATACAGAGGTTTATAAACTTTTGATTTTTTATCAATACTCATTAATTTTTTTATTGTCCATATTACATAATTCCAAGATTTACTATCTGTTTTTGGTTCTTCCATTAATGTATTCATAATTTTATGAGAAAGTGATGCAATATGTTTCGATATATTCTTACTGACTTTTACAGGAAAAGCAGCTAATGATTTACCATTCCAACTTTTATCATCTATATATAACGGTGGATGAGCTTTTCCCCATTTAGGAGCAAAGCCCCCTGTTAGTTTTGAAGGCATAGAAGCAAACCAACCATCATCTTCAGGAAGATGTCTAAGTATTACAGCATCCATATCTAAAACGACACCTAAGATCTCTGAAGCAACTTTTAATCTTACTGCATCTGATATATGAGCTATGCTATGACCATTTACTAAAGAGTTATACGCTTGTTTAGATGGATATATCTCATTTGCATTTTTTACTTTTATACCTTTAGGAACTTGACCCTCATTAAATTCTTGATAAGAATAAAGTGTAGTGTCATTATTAAATTTAATATGTGATCCTAAACTTAAAAGGTGGAATGGTGAAATATTTATTTTTCTACTTAACCATTTATTGTAATCATAATCAATTTTCTTATCATAACTACTCCAAAATAAAATATATTTATTATTCATATGTTTTATCAAATTGCTTTACATTTTTTACTTCAGGGAACCATAATGATTTTGTTTTATCTGTTATTTGCTGATTCAATAATTTTGCAAAACTCTTAATATCATCTTCATTTTTAAAAGACACTATGAGTTGTCTTGTAGGCATCTTATTCTCTTGATTAAATTCAGGCATATCAGTCCACTCTAAATCAGCATCTAAATCATTTTTGTCATCTTGATTTTCCCACACATCTAAACCCCACTCTGTAATTTTAATTGTATTCCATTCATTACCTAACATAGCCCAATCCCATTCTCCAAAACCAACATTGTCTTTTACTATAAATTCTTTCTTTTGTTCTTCAGTAAGACCTTCAGCTACTTCAATCCATATATCTTTAAGCCCTGCTTGTTTACTTGCTTTCAATCTCATATTACCTCCTAGCACTACCATATCTTCATCTACTACAATTGGTCTTAGCTTCAGCATTTCAGGAAACTCTTGTATTGATTTTACTAGCTTCAAAAACTTATCGTTTTTAATGATTCGTGGATTACTTGGGTTGCTTTTTACTTTGTTTATTTTAACTTGTTGTTTCATAATATATTATAGAATTTTTAATTATTTTTTTAATATCTTGCAACTCTTCTTGATAAACTATTTTCAGCTCTTTCTTTCAATGCTTTGCTTATTATCTTACTGACACTTGTATGGTTTATTTCAAATACATCTGCCATTGTTCGTAGGTTTTTATCAGTATTATTATCAAAGTAATATTCAACTATTTGGTCTACAAGCTCTTTAGAATATCTTTTGTATTTTCGCCTCATTTAATTAAAGTCTTCATTAATACCTCTTTCACCTATCAGCTTTTCTTTTGCTCCATCCCATAACATATTACGCCTTTTACTTAGTGATGGTTCTGTACGTTTTAGGCTAGGCATTCCTTCTGTTGGTTCGCTATCCATATACTTTCCACAACCACATTTAACATCAGAAACCCATTTTCCATCATCAAATATAATCTTTGCTGTTGCAACTTCCTTTTCTTCTTTACCACATTTACAAGAGTATAAAGTCATTTTGCTAATCCTCCTGTTTTAACTTTACTTTCACCATACAACCTGTCTAGTTCAAAATGTAAATGATTTATTGCTTTTTGTATATCTTGTTCAGCAGGGTTGCCTTCCTTTTTACCTGCACGTAGTAAGTAACTTACAGCCGTTCCGACATTGTAAGATAAGTCAAAGTCTTCAACTACTTTTCTTGCTGAGTAGTTATACTTTTTTCCTGAGTAATAACTTGGTTCTTTTTTTGTTTTATAATCTATTGGTATCGGCATCATTCATTTTTTTTAAGTTGTTATGTAATTTCTTGTTTTTATTTCCATTTAATTTATAGTCAATAAAGAAAAGGAGAATTGTGCTTATTACAAAAACT